GCACAATATCTTTAACCGGTTCTATTTTATTTACCACTTTTCACCGCCTTGCGAATTGCATCCGTTAGCATATCCATAATGCGCCGCGCTTGTTCCGATGTAAGGCCGAAATGCTTGCGCTGCGGTTGACCGTTCCCGGTTTGGTGGTATAGCGCAACCAATGCGCGCTGGCGATCGCCATAGCTGATATTGGCGTTATTGTTCGTAGCCACGACCAGCATTGAGCGGTGCATCTCACCGTTAAATTGTAGATTAACGGGATCAGTAACGCGCCCGGCTTCGCCCTTGTATTTGACGTATTGTGGCGAATATGGAGCGAATGGCATGCCATCAATATCTATGCCTTTCTTTGTTCTGTCTATCATCATGCGGACGGCGTCATCACCGATTTTTTTCATGGCAGATGCGCTGACCGAAAATCGCAAATTTGTGCGCGGCACTGAGATAGTATCAATCTTCATCTTGACAACATCCCTTGCGTTACGATGCGATTTGGATCTTTTGCACTGCCATCGATATTGATGTTAATCCGCTGAATCGCGGATCGCAGTTCAGCCGCATATCGGCGCGCGTATTCTGTTGCCTTGGTTTGATACAATTGATTGAAGCCGCTATTCGCTAAATCCGTATAGATAAGCTCCAGCGCTTTCATGTCAATAGCAATCGCAAATGCGTCAATGTTGGTTATTGCATCGATAATTTCGGAATCAGTGTATTGGCTCAGGCGATTATAAAGCGCTGTCAATACATCGTTCTCCACAATAACATGAGCCAGATCAACCTTGTCTTGCCATGTACGCGAAGATTGGCACACAGTCCATGCAGACGCGTCTGACAGCGTTCCGGTTTCAATGCCGTTTGCGCCAAAGAGGTAAACGCCATGCCCTTCATTGAGCGCAAATGTATCAATGTGCGCATCTCCGGAATCGTAAAGCGCGACAGATACAGCCTGCACCGGCGGGATGCTCAAAAGATTATCTTCTGCCGCAACGGAATAAAAACCGCCCGCGGCAAGAGCAAATATCCCTTTGGCAACATTATTAGAAACCGAAATCGTAGCCGGTGACTCATTAGAAACAGAGATCAAGCCCCATGATTCTGTATATCCGCCAAGGTTATTGATCTCTTTTTCCCAGCGTGAGATCGTGTCAAGCGTTGCAAGTGTTTTCATTATACATCCTTAAATGTGCGGGGCGGCAAGGAGGAAACCGCCCCGCTTGGGAGGGAGTGTTAGGTCATCACCACATAGGCGTCGACTTTCTCAGTAGACTCATTGCCCGTGGTGGTATAGGTTAGTTTAAGGAAACGATAGTTATCCGGGAGCGAATCCGGGATAATCTCTTCTACAATAGTGTCTCCAGCAGCATAAGAAAAGCCAGTTGACCCAGCTGTTTTGGTAAAGAGCACCTTGTCCAGCGTGTCGGTCGGTGTGCTGGTGGAGCCATAGCTTGCGGTAATGGTCAATGCATATGTGTTTGCAACAGCGATGTTGGTGTTTGCCTTGACTACAATTTTGGCAAGCCCGCCAGAATTTCCGCCATAGTCAACGACATTGGTAGAATCGGCGCTTTTGTTATTAGGCAAAGCCTGTGCGGAACTGAGGATCAATTTTTGATCCACGACATAGGAACGATTTTTATAAGCCATTATTTACCTCTTTTTTAGTCCAGCACGTTGGTTTCTGTGCTGAGAATTGATTCTTCCAGAACGACCGGGATGCCATCCCAATCGGATACTACGGTGTTGTAGCCGGTATCGCCAGGAGCCATGCTTAGCTTGGTGTTTTTAAGCTCTTTAATGTATCTGCGTCCTTCGCGATTCATATACAGGAACGTTTTGCCATCAGCAAGACCCTTAACCGCGTCAATCAGCAAGTCAATCTGTGCAGCAGTGGGTTTGTGAGAGCTATCGATTTGGGTGATTGCGGCAACGGACGCCTTCGCTGGAGCGCACAGAGCGGCATTAGTCCAGAAGTTTGCGCCATAGACAAGTGATCTGGCTTTTGTGGTAGTGTCTGCGGTAGGAGCCTGAAGAGTGCCTCCGCCGACCAATTCGATTTGAACGATGTCGCCATTAGCCTCTTGTGGCATCACAACCTGGGTTTCGCCTTCATTCCAATGCACAGCAAAGATTGATGTTCTGCTT